CTTGATCTGTCATGCCATTCCAGGTTGGTTGATGGTTGCCTCTCGATTCATGCTGGTGACAGCTTGAATCTCAGCGTTGCTAATTTGTGCGTTGTACTTTAACTCAATTTCGTATTTCTTTAGTAGTCCATCCTGCGCCAGTTGGTCGCGCCGGAAGTCATCATCACGAATCATCTGCTCGCGCTTGAGTTCCAACTCGGCGGCCTTCTTCTGGATGTCTGCCTCGATGGACTTAGCTTGCACCTCTGCCAGCACCTCCTCGGGTGTCGGTTTGGGAGGTGGTGGCGCTGGCGGCTGGTAGTCGGCTGGGATGTCGTTGAAGAACTGGCTGGAGTCCTTGAAGCCGCTGATTTCCACGATCTTGCGCAGGGTGCTGGCGTACATGGACGGGCTTACCAGCGGGTTCTGAGCGCCAAGTTGCGTCAGCGCCTCCTGCTGCTTGGCGCTAATCATCATCAACGCCTGGAGTCGCTCGTTGGTGTCGCCGTTGCCCAACCCGATGTTGATGCTCACGTCCATGTTGGCGTTCCAGGCGCGTGGGTCAATCTCCACAAACTGGTCGCGCAGGCGGATCATGCGGGGCTTGTCCTGGTGGGTCACCATCAGGAACAGGATGCCCTTAAACAGCTTCTTCATCCCCTCGGCCATCATCCGCGCCGTGAGTTCGATGCGACCTTGTGACGCGCTGATGGTGGCGGCCACCGCTGCCTTGGTGCTGGACTGCAAGGCGTCGGCGTTCAGACCCATTGCGGCCTTACTCATGCCGGTGCGGTCTTCCTTGATCTGATCGATGTAGTCCAGCATGGGAAACGCTGCTTGCCCGACAAACGGGCTGGAGAACGGCTGCACCATGCCAGGGGCACGCATACGAATGATGGCTCCGGTCTCGTTGTTCAGAACGTCATCCATGTTGACCTGACCCTCGACTACGGCAGTGCGTGGGTGGATGGACTGCGCCAAGGAGTCCAGCGTGTTGCGCAGAATCTCGGACTTGATCTCCTGGATGTCGTGCGTGATGTCGAAAATGGACATCGCCTCGATAGGGCTGGTGTGTGGCTCGGGGTCGCAGGGGAAGTCCACGAACGGGATATAGGACGCCGGTAGGTTACGCACCACCTTGTATCCGGAACCCATGCAGCAGATTTTGCGCAGTTCGGGGATGCCATCACCGTCGTAGTCGATGCGCTCGTATGCCTCGATGTACAGGACGCGACGCTGCATGGGGTTGGCGCTGTCGGTCTGTCCGACTGCGGTCGCCAGCGGCTGGCGTGCCAAATATTCCTCGTTGTCGTCCAGGTCGGAGGCTGTGACGTTGTCCAGCACCTCGTCCTCGTCGTAGCCCATCGCAATCAATTCAGCTACAGTCGCCATCTTCCGGTGCGCGATCAGGCTGCAATCGTCAAAGGACCGCGCACGACGGTCGATCAGCAACTCCTCGGGCGGCACTGCCATGATCTTGATGCGCCCGTCCTTGGTGACGCGCTTGAGTTGCACGTCGTGCAGCATGGGAGGCGGTGGGGGAGGCAGCATCTGACCCGTCATAGGGTCAATCTGCGGCTGCATGGGAGGCGCGTCAGGGTCGGGGTAGCTGACAATGATCTTGACCTCGGCCTGCTCCTGCATCAGTATTTGCAGGGTCTGCTCATCCAGGCCGGTGAAGTCGGTGATCTCCACCTTCTCGGAGTCCTCCCACCAGAATTTCGCAATGCCGCACTTGCGGACCAGGCTGTCCTTGAAGATGGCGTAGGTCGTCATGAACCCGTTGTTGTCCGAGTTAAATATGAAATTCGCGTAGTCGGTGGCCTGCTTGGCGTACTCGACGTCTGCCGGTGTCTCCGGCATATATTCGACGGTGTTCTCGCTGGAGAAAAACACCCGCATCAGGCTGGGCATCATGGCGCTGACAGTGTCGCGCACCTCCATCGCCACCACCTGGGAGCGCCCGTCTTCCTCGTTCCCGAACGGGTCGCCACGGTAGTAGGCCGTCCCCATCGCCCGAATGGGCGATATATCGGAATCGATATAACTGACGGCGTCGGTCAGGTCTTGCCCGATGATTGCCTCCAGTTCGGTGTCATCCATAGGCTCTTGGGCGGCCACGTCGGTGGTAATTGGCATATCGTTCATGTTCATACGGGTATCTTTCTAAGTACGACGTACATACTGTCCACTGCCCGAGGCGTGCGCAGCAACTCGTCTAGTCCCAATTCTAGGGTTTTCCCATACTCGGACAGCTTGTAGTCCAGGTGCGTCACGTCAAACCGGTGATCCTTCCAGCCCAAGTACCAATGCCAGCCGCAGTAGTACACCCAGGAATTCTCGTTGAATGCTCTGACGTGCGTCGGGTCCTGCCAAGCGCCCAGGCTCAACTCGTAGGGCACGACGATGTGCATCTCACCGCCATCTGCCAGCAGATCGCGGCAGTTGGTCATGGCTTTCACCAGGTTGGGGATGTGTTCCAAAACGTCAAAGGCAATGATGCGCTCAAAGCCTCCGCGCTTGATGGGGATGTAGTTGTCCTTCCACTTGACGATGCCGCCAATGTGGAGGTCGGAGATGTCCACCACCCAATCTGCGCCTACGTCTGGCCGGATGTCCGCGTTGAGGCAGTCATCCCTGTAGTCCTTACCGGAACCCAGGTTAAGAGTTAAACCACTGTTTGACATATTGGGGTCGGTGCTTCATAAGCCAGGGCATCGCCTGGTTGGTTAAGGACTCGGCGTTCACGCCCACCGTCTGGCTCCCGACGTGGTGGACATAGGACGCGCTCACGAAATTCTCGTACCCGAGTGCCTTTAGGTCGTAGCATTGCACGTCATCTGAAAACCAATTTAGGGGTGGGAATGGGCATTGGGCAAAGGCATCTGCACAAATCCAGGCGAATATGGGCGAGATCACGTCTACTAGCCTAATCTTGGACTCGGACGTGAACCGGCACATATCGAACGCCTCACCCTCGGGGTTCCAGCGAATGTTCTGCACCGGACGCGCCCAATCGCACCTAGATGCCATCCAACCAGGGTTCAGACCCATGTCTTTGACAATCTGAACGTCGTCCATCAGGACGCGGTAGCTTGACGGCGTCAGGACAATATCGTCATTCGCCACCACGACAGAGTCGAAATCCTTGAGTGCGCAATTGATGATGTCGTTGTAGTCATCGCCAAAATTTCTCGGTGTCCCGATCATCTTCACGTCGGCGTCGAACCGGTCAAGGACTGACGCCGGACCGCGCAAGTACACGGGAATCTCAGGGCAATACTCGCGGATAGACGCCAGCATCACCGCCAGATTCTTCCCGTGGACAGTGCTGATGGCAATCGGCGAGATCAATCCTCTTCGCCCTCTAGTTCCGTGTCCATAGACTCTTGAGAGTCGTCACTGCCATCGTTAGGGCCGCCCGTAACCCATGCCCGACAAGTACGATTCGCTGCGCACTTGAAGTCAAAAATCTCGCAATAGCCGAGGTCAGCGAGTCGTATAGTTCCCCAAGGGTCTGCTTCATTTCCAATTCCTTTCGCAATGCACTGCTTGATTGAGTCAGAGACATTGAATGCTGCACAGTTACCGCAACGGCTTTTCTTTGCATCTTCGATAGACACATCCCACTCATCGGCCATGCGCTCCCAGTAAACCTTATTGGGTAGCTTGGGATTCTCAGGACCGTAGGCTGCAGTGGTGATGGCCTTCGCCCGATTCTTCAGGTTCAGCACCACGTCCTGGGTAGGCATAGGGCACTTCTCCACCTCTTTCTCGGAGGTCATCATCTGGTTCATTGCCGCCTGGTACTTGGCGGGTACGTCGCGTGTAGCCATTACATCTTCCCCTTAGGCTTGGACTTGCCAGCAGAACTCAATGCAATGGCAATCGCCTGGCGCGGATTCTTCACAACGCGCTTGGTCATGCCAGAGTGCAGCTTGCCGGACTTGTATTCGCCCATCACCTTCGCAATCTTCTTCGCGGCCTTGTCAATCTTCATGGTTTCGCTCCTTCAGAAAATAGGTTGTTGGTCGGCGGCTACGTGCACTTTCAATGAGCGCCCTTCTGAAAGGTTCTTCGGCACATGACCCGTTACAAATTCAGTTTTCACCAACACGGCTGGGGACTGCGGGGACTTCACCTTCCCCACGGGATGCATCAGAACCAAACTCTGCCGTTGCAATCCCCATGCGTGTTAGCGCATAGGCGCAATTATGCTACTCGCGGAAGATTCCTGCGCAGTGGCTTGTTCCAGGACACTTTAGCCCCGCCAAAGGCTCCGATCACCGCGTCTGAGGCAAACGTCAGGCAAAAGGCGTCTGCCCTGTCCGGACTCGGGAACCCGCGCTTCCTGATCTCGTCCTTGCCCTCAATCTGAATCTTTCCGGAACTGGTGAACGAATACCGCACGATAGCCAACTCTGCCACCAGCGCCTCATCTTTAGGCATCTTGCAGTCACGTCCCTCCAGCCAGGCTTTGGCCTTGTGCCACAACTCAGCCTTCAGATTCCGGTACGTCGCGCCCATCGCTGGACTCTCCGACACATTGATGCCGCGACAAGGCAGATTCAATTCCCGCAGCCGGTCAACCACTCCCGCGCCCAGGCCGATGCTGTCCACCAGGATTTCAGTCGGGCGCTCGGATGGTGGCAGGGACTCGTACTCGGACACCACCGCGCCGGTGAGTTGCATCAGGTCCAGGTTCTTCCACGTCTTTATCGGCTCGGTCACTGCGTTCCCCTTGCGCTTGCAGAGCGCCGACCTGTCACTTCCAAACCGCGCAACGTCCAGACCCCAGACCATTGGCGCTGACCCGCTAGGCTCAACGTCCCGCTGCTGCGCCATCTCCAGTAACTCCATCGGGATGACGGTATCGTCATCTGAGCGCGGAAACTCTCCTAGCACGCGAATACGGTAGGCGTTTGACTCCTCGCCGTAGCGTGCCGCCATCTCCCCCAGGTACGCCTCTGAGACGCGGGGAGAGTCGGCGCAGGACACCTTCATCGTGATCCAGTCATCCTTCAGCCGGTTGTGGGTGTCGTAGAAGAAACCGGTGGAGCGCACCGGATTCCCGAGTAGCAGCGTCACCGCCTTGTGACCCGACATAGAGCCTGCTGCGGCTTCGAACACCGCCTCGGGGATACCGGATGCCTCGTCTGCCACCAGCATGACGTTGTCGCTGTGAACCCCTTGGAGCGCTTCGGGTTGCTCTGCCCGACTAGTCCTGGCCGAGATGAACGCCTCGTTTGGCGCTTCCTTCACCTCGACCCTGTCCTGCTTGACGTCCAACTGGTCTTGCAGCATCGGCGGTAGCTGCTTCACCCACCGCTTCAGTTCCGCGAACAAAGCGTCGTAAAGCTGGCTTGACGTCGGCGCTGTAACGACAATCTTGACAGGGAAGCGCAGGAACAGATACCAGAGCATTGCCCAGGCGCTGGCCGTTGACTTACCAACGCCGTGGCCGGAGCGTACGCTTATGCGTCGGTTTCCAGCCGCGATGTGATTCAGGAACTCTACTTGCCAAACATCAGGCTCGGTGTTCAGCACCTCCCTGACAAACAGCACTGGGTCGTTCCGGTAGCGCAACGCGAACTCGATAAACGGGTTCTCGGGAACTTCCAAATTTTTTTTTGTAACCATAGTGTGTTGTCAGGTAGGGGGTAGGGGGTCAGGGGAATCGTGCATCCGGTGGGAGTGAATCCGGTAGGTGTTTAGGTACTGCCACAACCGCCCCGCCGCCAGCGCCCCACGGGGGGGGGGTCGGCGCGGTCCGGCGGCAAGGGCTGCAGCCTGTGGATAACTCAGCACGCTGCGCGTCCCCTCTGACGCTGGGCTATGGTGCGCGTAAGCCTATGATTCCATTGAGTATTTCGCTGTGCGTCTGCACTTAGTGCTAAAGAACTACTTAATGCAATCTCCATTATGTGAATGAAAACAGGGTACTTATGCCTGTTTCTGCTTAATCTTTGAGCAAATGCACTCATTCTGTGGATAACTTTGGCATCTGGTCTGTGGATAACTGCTCAACCACTTCGACGTGGCGCAGCGCCTCCATGCGCAATCCCTGGATGCTGATGTTGACCGACTGCGCCTTGTCAGTGCCGTACGTCTTCCTGTCCCAGCGTTCCGCAAGCCACTGGCGCGTTTTGATCTGGTAGCCAGGCTTTCCCTGATTGGCGTCATCGACGCCGTCCGCAATGGTCACTAACTCGCAAGCGAATTTGTCTGCCGCGAGTGTGCGCGCGCGCGTTATTTTAGCGCCGTAGTCATTCTCGTCAATCCATCTGTCGAGCGCACGCTTACTAACGCCCATCCCGATGCAGATTTCTGAGATTGACTTTCCTTCCTCAAACATCAAAAAGATCATCTCCTCGTCGAGTTCGTTGAGCAATGCCACGTCACGGTGGACTTTCGGATTCCCAGGCATTACATGACCCTCCAAGCGTTTTTCGTTGTTGTAAGCACCCTACGCACCACCTCATCCCATAAATCACGTCCTGCGCTCATTCTTAGCCCTTTCTGCTGCCTTTGTGTCGAACAACTTGCCACCTTGGAACGGTTTGCTGATGTCGATGTCGTTCTCCATCTCCTCAAACCCGCTTGAGCCTTGCGGCGTAACAGGAACCATTGTCGCGCCTGGAATCGCTGCCTTGATGTCTCTCACCTGCTTGAGCGTCGGACCCGTCATCACCACCTCCAGTTCCGCGAGTGTCCAGATCGAGCGTGCGCCTGGATCCTTGCGGAATTGCTCGTACCAAATCGCCATCTGTTTATCCCTCACGATCACCATCAGGCTCCCGTCGGCCATCCGGTGCTCCATGCAATCGATTTTAGGCATCTGCTCAATGCCTGCCTCAGTCGCCCACCTGGTGAGCGCCTTGTAGGCCGCGATCATTCCCTTGATGGCCTTCTCCAGCCGTTCCTCGTCCCGCGCCTGGCTGGCCTCCCAGATGCGCTCCCGCTGCGCGTTGAACTTCCTGCGGAACTCAGGCTCCACCAAGTCGATCACTCGGTCAATGCCCCAGGTCTTCTCATGCTCCATCTTCGCCAGTTCCATCTCAACCATGAGCGAATGCTGGAAGACCTTGAAAGGGTCAGACGGGAACTCGTCCCTATCCGTAAGTTTCCTCGATGCCATGCTCATCTCCTTCAATAGCCGACTTCAACTGATAGCCAACTTCAAAATCCCGAGATAGCCGACTAGCCGACTTCATATTGCATTAAGCAATATTATGCAAGTCGGCTATCCGACTACCTATTTCTGGCCGACTTCACCATAGCCAGCTTGCCATGTTTTTACAAGTCGGCTATGTTTTCCAAACATTAGTACATAGCCAGCTTGCCATGTTTTCATAGCCAACTTCATAAGTCGGCTATCAGAATGAGGACACAAACGGCTCATCTTTGTCCTTGTCGGGGTAAATCACCCAGCAGTAAGTGACTTTCTTTTCACCTATCGTGACTTCGTGATACCCAACCAATTCCTTGGAAAACATGGACTTCTTTCCCTTGTAGAAGTCGCTGTCGATGGAATTGCTGTCACCCTTCAGCTTGGCAAACGCCTCCTTCCACTCGTCCACAGTCACCGTCTTATGGCGTTCTTCACCAACATTTGTCATGTGACCATTCTTTGCTAACGCCTTGTGGATGGCGTTCAGCGCCACCTTCTGGTTCTCCTGCAGCTTGCGTGGTTTGGATTCCCTGGCTACTGCTTGCTGCTGCATCTCCTGCTGGATTGCCTCGTCGCTGGCTCTCACCGCCAGGCTGATCTGGGCGTCGCTGATGCCTAACGTCCCGCCCTGTATCTCCACCTTCACCATCTCAAAGCCAATCTTCACCCCGTCCTGGCCATCCTTCTGCTTGCTGATCGTGAGGATGCCGCTGCCAGCTATCGGGCCTGACGGGTTCGGCACTGAGTCAATCTTCATCAGTTCCAGTTGGGTGTCCACGGCTCCCAGCAGGCTGCTATGTCCCCGCAATCCCTTGGTGGCATCCTTACCCGAGTGATGCAGCACCATCATGGCGCAGCCCAACATCCGCTGAATCCTCCCCGCGTTGTGGATAAACGCTCCCATGTCCTCGCTGTTGTTCTCGTTTCCCCCGCCGAATGCCCTGGCTAAGGTGTCAATCTGCACCAGCTCGAACTGGACGCCGGTCTTCTCCACCAGGTCCTTGATCGAGGCCACCAGCAAGTCGAAGTCTTCCGCGCTACTCCTCATGTTTATCGCGGCCCTGATGACGTAGATTTCGGCTCCAGCTTGCGTGCGGTTGTGCATCTTGCAGGCTTTGATGCGTGCGCCGATGCCGCCAAAGCCTTCCCCGCAGATGTACAGCACCGCACCCGCGGCTTGCACCTCCCGCCCCATCCACGCCCTGCCCGTTGCCACCGCCTCCGCAATGTCCAGCGCGACGAATGACTTGTAGCTGCCTGGCGGCCCGTAAAGGGCTGCAAACGCCTTCTTCGGCAGTACGTTGTCTATCAGCCACTCCACCGGCTCGTCCTCAATGTCATCCCAAGACTCAATGTTGAGCAGTTGCCGTGGGACCAGGATGGGTGGCTCTTCAGTTCTATCAAAGTTATCGTGGTCTACGGTAACTTCGGTAGTTTCCCGTGGAACAATCCACTCGGGCGGCTGCACCTGGTCTATGTCGGTGATGACGGGGAGCGCCTTGGCGAGTTCTGCAAGCCTGGCCCTGTCCCCGCCATCCGCAACCCACTCATATGCATCGTCCCCAAGTTCCGGTAGGTTGAAGTCGAGTACCCTGATCGCTTTGGCGACGGGTAAGAGCGCCTCCACCACCCGTCTGGCGTACTTCCAACCTGGTGCGTCGCAGTCTGGGACTACGATTACCACTGCTCCGGTGAAGTATTGGGTGATGTCACTAGGCCAGTGGCTTGCACCAGCGTGGCTCGTAGTAGCAATGGCTCCTATGCTGACCAGGGCATCCGCTGCCTTCTCGCCTTCCACCAGGTAGATGGCGCGTCCGGCTTCCCTTGCGTTGATGAGTTCCGGTAGGCGGTAGGGCACTATCCGCGCACCTGTCATGCTGCCCTTGCGGTTGCCAGCGGCATCCACCTTGTGGAGAGAGTACGTCTTACCCTTCTCGGTGTTGGTCTTGAACCGGCGCTTTACAAACAGAGTCTCACCTGACTCGTCCTTGTACTCCCACTCCTGCTCCAGCGTTGGCATAGTCATCAATTCACCTTTAATGAGCGCGAGACTGTACTCCTGGCGCTGGAGTGCTGGCAATAGGTTGCGTTCCCTGACAGCGTCGAATACAGAGTGCTGGTCGCATCCACCGTGGCAGTGGAATAAGAGTTTGCCATTGTCTTCCTTGATGGAGAGGGACGGGTTCTTGTCACCGTTGCCGCGTCCATGCCCAGCCACAGGGCAACTCGCAAGCCAGTTCCCGTTCACCTGCTTGGCGTTGCCGAGGGCTTTGGCTATTGTTTCAGTGTCCATTTTCTCGTTCTCAGTTTTTAGAGGAAAAAAAAGCCGGTGGAGATCAACCCACCGGCAACGCCGCTAGGCGTCAGAAAAACTCTTCGTCATCCATCACGGGTGCAGGCGCAGGCTTTGCCGCCTTGCGTACAGGCGCTGGCTCCGGCTCAACAAAGTCCTCGGCATCCGCATTCATGCCAGCGGGACGCGCAACCCAACTCACCAGCTTGAAGTTCGGCACTCGCGTGTTGCCCTTGCCAACCTTCTCGGCGGTGCTGTTGACGTACTCGATGACCGGCAGCTTGCCGCCGTTGTCACCGGCAGCTTTGTCGGCCTCGTTGTAGATTTTCTCGAAACCCTTACATGGACCGTAGGCGTTGGCGCTCCAATCGACCAGGCCAAGTTCCTTTGAGTACAGGGTCACGACAAAACCCCTTTTGTACCCTTCCCCTGGCGACTGAGACTTAGCGCCCAATGTCTCGTCCGGCTGCCAATCGCGTACACCAGCACCAATCATCAGCCAGCCGGTCTGCACCGAGTCCAGGTCCATGACCACCTTTTTCAATTGGATTTCCTCACCGTCGCGGTTCGTCCAAGCGTTGGCCTGGGGTGCAAAGCGGATGTAAGAGTTACCTGATCCAGAGTTGTTTGAAAGATTTAGCATTTTCAGTTCCTAAGTTAACGGGCTTGCGCCCAAAGTCAGATGTCGGAGGATTCCAACATCTTTGCCAGAGTCAGTCCAGAGGACACTTTCTCTGTCAAATCGTCGAGCAAATGCCGGTCATCTTTGCTCAGTAATTTCTCAGCTTGCGCTGGCGTGATTGGCTCGCTCTTGTAAAGTTTGTGGTTGGCAATTGGCAGTTCAGCAATCAAAGCGCCTTCCTTCCACTTGCGGATAGCGCGTTTCGGAACCAGGTTCCAACCTGGCACTGCCGCGCCATCCTCCAGGCGCTTGGTCGCCACCTTCTTCAGTTCCTCGTAGAAAGCCTCCACCAGTTCGCCCTGCTCCAACCAGGTTGCAATCTCGCTGTCTGTCAGTTCCTTTGTAGGAGCCAATGGCAACTCGTAAGCCTTCTCCCGCAGGGCTGGGCAGTGTAGCTTGGCAGGGCAATACTTACAGGCATCGCGTGACGGTGTCGGGTATGCGTTCATCGTCGCAATGCTGTTGACCGCCTTCATCAACTCGTTATCGCGCCACTGGAACAAGTCGTACAGGCTCATCTCGTGAGTGCGGTTTGCTCCAACCTGTGGCTGGACAATGGTCAGCCTGATGGTCTGGAAGTCGCCCAGCGCCTTCATCATGGCGAGAGCGTAAATCTTGAGTTGCGCGCTGTCTGCGCTGACAAAGTTGCGTCCCGTCTTCAAGTCCACAATCTCGATGATGCTGTCCTTGACGCTGTATCCAACAACGTCGCACGTCCCTGCCAATTGCAACTGCATAGTGTCAAGCACCGTCCCGTGTTGCTCCACCAGCACCCGCCCTAGGTCTTTCTCCAGGCGCTTGATGGTGTCCAGGTGTAGCTGCGCGAACTCAGCGTTCTGCTCGGTGATGCGGATTCCCTCCACCAGCTTGTCGATGTAGTTCTTCGGGTCATCCTCAGTCTGCCAGCATAGTTCGGCCAAAGCGTGAATTGCTGTCCCGGTTTGCGCGGCTTCACCGCTAGGCGACTCGGGGATGCCGACACTCAGGTGGACACTTGCGGGACACGCCATCCAGCGTGATGCTGCGCTCGGCCTTAGTTTGATCCGTTCCATTTTTCTCTCTCTCTTTCATGCTCGTTTGAAATGATTGCGTAGGCTTGTTTGCGTACTTCGTTGGTGACCGCGTGACCCAGGTCATCAGGGTCCAGCAAGCGCTTGAGCAGGACAGTCTTGTCGCGTGATGATTCGCGCTCCTTCTCTAGCTGAGTCCCCAACCAGATAATGTGCTCGCGCATGGTGCGTAGTTGGTCAAGCATTTTTTGTCAGATACCAGTAAGCAATCAGGGCAGCATCTGCGCGGCCATCGTCCTTGGCACGCTTGAACAGTTCGGCTTTGCTCGGGAACAGTTCCATCGCACGCATACGGCTGGCATCCTTACCCGCTGCGCGGCCTACAGCCTTCGTCCAGGCGGCAGGGGTGACATAGGTATATGGACGCTGCAAAGCGGCCACAACGCCCTCTATGATGCCTGCGCTGCGCCCAAAGTTAAACATGGAAGTGACGCCCTGGCCTGGCATAGCGCCAACCTTCTCGATGACGATATGCATCTGGTCGTGCCCCATCTGCTGCCAACCCTCCAGCATCCGAAATAGGGTGATGGCGCTGATGTGGCTCTTCGTAGTCTTACCTGATTCCACCTTAAGCGTAGGCATATCGCTGACGTTGACCAGCTTGCCATCCTCGAATACCGCAACGGCTCCGCTAATGCCTGGGTCGATGCCGATGACATATTTCATTTGAGTTTCCTAAACAGGACAGACCAAACATATCCACCGGCCACCTTCGCGGCAAATTGCAAGGCAATTATTTCCGGCATCAGCACACCGAAAGCAATGGTCGGGAACACCACAGAGTCAACCGCTGCACCCGCAATATTGGATTCTGTAGAACGCTTGAACCATGAGCCTGACACTTTTGAAAACACCGCCCAATCCGCAAGTGCTGCCAGCGTAAAAGATGCAGCAGATGCCACAGCAATCATGCCAGCATCCTGATTCAAGGCGTAGGTCAAACCGCCGCTGACTGCAATCAAGACCGCCATCTGCCAAGCCTTGATCTGCATCTGCAACCAATCCCGCAAAGCCAAATCAAGGCCAATGAACAGGAATGCGTTGATGGGGCTGACCCATACGCCAAAGGTGGCAATGGATAGGTTTGCCAATGTCATGGCAATGGCGTACACGATGATGGCGGCAATCAGCATAGAACCTCTTGTAGTGGTTGAATTTTCCAGTTTGCGGGTGGGTTGGTTGAGTCGATACGTTTTGCCATGCAACCGGCGCATTCCAAATGTTCGGCATGGTGCAGCGCAACATTGGTTGAATCGGCGCTTGCCAAAGGCCACGGGCCGCTTGATTGCCCAAGCATACGCATTCCATGCACCCAAGGGATTTGCCTGCCGTAAGCGTTCACTAAGGCGTTGAATGCCTCGTCCATTCGATGACACCATTTTGTTGTGCCAATCTGCCAAAACTCACCGGCTGACCCAAAGCATACCCGTCCCCAGGCATCGCACAATTCAATCAGGTAGGAGATTGGTAGGCCGAGATGCCAAACGGGAATGCCCATCTCCTTGCGGAAAGGCCAAGACTTCACCATCTGGCGCTGCTCGTCTTCCGACCCGTCGATTACGTCAGGCACAACCGCCCAATGTGGATGCACTAGCAAGGGTTCCACCCAAGCATAGAAACCATCGCGGTCAAAGGGTAAGCCTCTTGTTTTTGCGCTGAATGCGCCGTTGTCCAACATCAGGGATTGACCAATTTTCAGACAGCGTTTGAGATCATCAGGACGTGCATACGACACACAAAAGTGTTTACCGCCCATAGTCTCAATCGCTCTCATTGGACTGATGGGTGTGCCGTGGTAATGAATCACTGACTCTCCTTCTGTAGCTGCGCCAGCCTGGCTTCCACCAGCGCGTCGCAAGCCTCCTGCAGCTTGATGACTGCCGAGTACAAGGGAACCACCTTGGCGGTGCTCCAACGGCTCACCTGGGCCTTGTCAATGTTTGCCGCGTATGCGACATCGCTCAGAGTAAATCCTGACCTCTCCGCTTTCTCGCGGATAACTCTGATTGCTTGTTGTGTGATTGTTTCCATGATGGTATTGTCAACTCCTAAGTGACGCATTATGCATTCTTTTTTCTAAGGGTTATCCCTGATGCAATTCGCAACTGCTGTTGGTATCATTTATGAGATGATTACTTCATCAACAACCCGCCGCAAGGCAAACTCTAGGAGTTAAAAATGCAAACTACTACCACCCAAACAGAACGCAATATCACAATGTACGGTTTTGCTGACATGGACGCTTACATGGATTCTGTCAAACGTTCCATTACTTACAAATTCACTGGAGGTCACATGATTGTTGCTGGCTTAATGTCAGACGCACAAGAGCAAATGGCCCACGATGATACTGAAGGCGCCCGTCAAACTCTCAACATTGCTAAGGCTGTGCTTTTTCAAATTATGGAAGGCGCCTTAGTTGGCACAGTTGAGCGCAAATAACCAACCAGGGGGCTACGGCCCCCATCTTTAGGAGACACCACAATGAAACTCACCGAGTACCAGCGCAGCCAGCTACGGGCTGCTGCCAAGTTCGGAGGCAGCCATATCGACAAGGTCGCCGCCTCCCTGCAACGCGAGAACCCTGCCGCCTTCTGGCGCGAGTCGGAATTGCACCAGCGCGACTTCTATCACCAGCCAATGGCTCTGCACCGGTCCTATGTGGAACGGTTTGTTCCTCGCCGCCGTGAGCAGGACAATGAGCGCGACCAGGTTATGGCGCAGAACCACTACCTGGCATACACAAACCAACTTGGAGCAGCAGCATGAAGAAACTTATCCTCGACGCGGCACTCTCTGCTGCGATCCTTTTCGCACTTTCCTATGTCCTAACTCAATGGTGGTTCGCATGATGAATCCACTAGAGATCGAGATCAAGCGCACAGTGTTCGCGCACCTTCCTGCGGTTGGTGACTTTGGCATTGTGGATCGCGGTGACCTGGCAACCATGCTGCACACGGCCTGCACAGAGGCTGCTTTGGCAGGCTGGGCGCGTGGCGCTGAATTTACGCAGAAACGCATGGACCAGGAATGTGAGATTCTGCGCCAGGAGTTGAAGTCGATCCAGATTGAACTGGACTATGCCAAGGCGAATTAGCCTAGTCGTGCTGGCGCTCTGCGCCATGCTGTTTGTGTTTGATTCACCGGAGTACCAACAATGGATAACGATGATGAAATCGAGTCCTGGGCCAGCATCGCCCTCGGCCTGATTGCGAGCGTGTTCTTCTTCATCGGCCTGATGGCCGTTGTAGCCGCCGCCTGCATGGCCTGGGGCTACTACACCTACCAACCACTTTGCGGCACTGTCGCCGCGCTGTTTACCCAGGAGTGCAAACTGACATGATCCATATCCTCTACATACCTGTCCTGTTTGTCTGCATGAATGGCAACTGCGAGTTCGCTCAGTCGATGCGCTACTTCAGCCGCGAGTCCGACTGCCGCCAGGCGGTTGAGGAACACAAAGAAACCCTACGCAAGATGTCCTTGAAAGGTGGTCAGATGGTCACCCTGATTGAGGGAACTTGCATCACGCTCAAAGGTGGGATGCTATGACCGGATTCAATTCAAAGCGTGAGGCGGCTGCGGACAAGTTGCAGGAGCCTGTATGCGACAAAGACCAGCAGGGTTGTTGGAATGTGCGTTGCCAACTTGGTAAGCAATGCAAGAATTTGGCACAGCCAGCACCGCAGCTTGAGGCGGTGGCGTGGGTGTGGAAAGATATGCGCGGACAGGACATTGTTAGCTTGTTTGAGCCACGATTTAATTCTGTTCCTCTCTACACCGCACCATTACAGCGCGAGTGGGTAGGGCTGACAGATGATGAGATTGACTATCAAGCCAAAAAGGATGACCACGGGGCTTACTTTGCTTTAGGCGCGTTATGGGCAGGAGCCAAACTCAAGGAGCGCAATCATGGAACGTGAAGAAGTGAACGAAAAGCATAAGCCAAAGCCTCCCGTCATCCGGTCCTTACTAAGAGAGTGTGATGACGGTATGAGCGTGAATGAGATAGAGGCCAAGACAGGCATCGACCAGGACCTGGTCAGGAAGTGCCTCAACAAGATGCCGGACGCTTACATAGACCGCTGGGTGTACTTAAACAAGTGCTGCAATCCCACGGCCATCTGGTGCGTTGTGGTGATACCGGAGAACTGCCCACGCCCTAAACGTAAGGAAGTAAATCGTGCAGCCAACCCGCCTAAAGCAGATTGAGCAGGCGCTGAGAAAGCGCCCCATGACCCGCAAAGAACTGGCGGCTACGGTGTTCCTGTCCGAGCGTGCCACCGAGTACAACATGGCAAAGATGCTTGAGCGCGGCCAGGTCCACGTCGCAGGCTGGTCACGCACCAGCGGGAGGATTGCCAGGGTCTACGCCTGGGGGATAGGGACTGACGCTCCACGTCCACCAGCCTACTCAGGGTATGAGCGCGTGCAGCGGGTGCGTGAGCGTGAGTCCCAGGAGGACAAGGACTTCCGCTTGGCGCGTGAGCGTAGCAAGCGCAGGAAGATCAAGGTTGATCCGCTGATGGCGGCTTTTTATGGAGCCAGCAAGCCGCCAGCTTGAAGACGTTTCAGTTCATCTATTGCTCGTTGCCCATTGCGCTCAAGAATTGTCATGCTCTTTTCTTCGCCAGGGAACACAACAAAATTGCGTGTGCCTTGTTCAGCATTTCTTGAGCCTTGATCAAAATATTTAATTCCAGCAACACCTTCTTTTTGCAAAAAATTAGCTGCTTCTGCTGAATTAAAAGGAACGACAGTTGATTTAGTTGACCCTTTTTTTCTTCCCATTTCATAACCAATGCCTTCATAAGCCTCTTTACCAGTTTTATTCAAAGGCATACCAATTTTTGTCATTGCATCTTGTATGTATTGGGATTGTTCACTCAGCGGCTTATCCCAATCCAGCATTTGCGCTATCTTCTCGTCCGGCAAGTCTACTTTGTACAGGTTGCCTGGCAAATCTACGCTGGGTAATTGTTGTTTTGATTTAAGAATTTTTACTGCCGCATTATTTTCGCCGCCTGCAAAAGTTTTTGCATGAAATGCAGCCGCTGCCGCACGATCACCATTGTGTCGCTCCAGTTCAAATGCAGCAACTTGAACAGGATCATCCCAATCAATAGATTTGCCTTGTATTGTTACATCCGCAACTGATTTTCCTTGCGCTTTATGCATTGCGGAAACGCTACCTTGATAAGATTTTGCAACGCTAGGCGCTTCAGACGTATAAATGCCATGTCCAAAAGATTGATTGCCTTCACCAGTTCCAATCTTGCTTGCGTCAAACTCGCCTAGCGGATTCCTTGGCGTAGGTGGCAATGTGTGCGGTGTGCCGTGATACACATCCAATGGCAGGATGCCGCCAGTGTTCACCATGTACTGCTCGGCCAACTGCCCAGCTTTTGGCGCGACAAACCTTCCGGTTGCCATCGCACCCTCACCTACCATGCGTGCGGCTGGAGCCACCATAGGCGCAAGCGCCATCGCAGCGCCCATTGTCTCAGGCAGTGGCTGGTACGTCATGCCCCTGCCAGTGCCTAGCCTGTTGCCGTATGCCATAGCCTCGGCAGTCTTTTGCACATCACCGACGCCAAGCAAGTCCATCAGGCGGTTCCTGTTGGCGGCCACAAAGTCCAAGCCTGGTACACCCAGACGCGGCATCTCCGGCAGCTTGTACGCCTGTCCTAGCAAGTCAGCTACGCCACCAAAGAATGCATTGCGTGGTGTCGCCTGGATGGTGTCCTCGTAGTCCAGCAAGCCGCGCTTGCGCAGACCGCCTGGGTATGCTGTTGCCATCGTCTTACTCCTGTGCCGCGCCGATTGCGCTTCCCATGCCCATACGAATCGCCTTCTCGCGCAGTGACTTAGCGAGAGGCTCCACCTTCATCATGTTGGCCTTGCTCATCAGCACAGCCGCCGTCTGCGGGTCAAGCATGGCCTCCACCAGCAACTGCTGGATCTTGTCATCTGGCAGCTTGTACAGGAAGTCCAGCGGACGGGTCATGGTGCGCAGCGTCGTGTTGCTTGCCATCGACTCGCTGAAGATTTTTCCAATCATGTTGCCCATCGACATATTCTTGAACGTGTCGGAGCCTGGAACCTTCACGCCTGGCGCTGTAGCGGCCATGCCACGATTGATTTCAGTGATGATGTTGTCCAGCCTGCGCTGCGCTGGTGCTGACAGGTCCGCGCCGATCTCTTCTGCGCGAGTAGCCAGTTGCCGACGCAACGCGCCAGCGGCCAGCACAGGCTCACCCGTCATCACGTTAGGCTGGCCGGTAGTGACGCGGCGCTCGATGTCTTGCAGCAAACGCATCTGGTCGATAGGACCTGACATCTTCGCGTACTTCTCCATGTACGCCTTGAAACCTAGAGCGCCCGAGTCAATCGTGTTGTCGATGACGGGCAACAGGTCTGCCAACTCACCACGCGCCAAGCGTAGGTTGGCCTTCTCTCCTTGCAGGCGTCCAGACATCATATCGGCAATGTCCTTGCGCACGCTGTACAGCGCGGCAGGGTCAAGAGTGCCATCTGGAGCCTTGCGTGCGCTGATGAGCCTGCGCACCTCTTGCATGGCGTCCAGCACCACGCCGCGCTGCTTCATGGGGTCACTCATGGTTGACTGAATCTGCGCCTCGATAGCGTCTGCCGTGACAGGTGCGCGTCCCTCAAACGCCTGCTCACGCATCGGGCCGGTGATCCCCGCACGCTTTGTCTCGGCGTAGGGGACTGAGCCTGGTCCACCAGACAGTCGGCGGTATGCGTCCAGCATAGCCTGCTGGTTCCCGCTTATGCGTGACGGGAAAGCACCGGATTGGTCCAGCGCCCTGATGGCCGTCTCAGACGCCGCCAGGCCAGGGTCAAATGCCGCGCCAGCCGTTGTTGGGCGCACGCCTGGGACTAGGGGTGCAGCGGCAGCCAAACGTGCCTGTGCGGCCTCTGGGTTGGTCGCCAGCCGGTTCAGCACGTTACCCACAATCACCTCGCGGCCAGCCTGGGTGAACGGTTGCACTACGGTTGCCGGTGCTGCCAGCGCACGCTGAGTGAACGGCAGCTTAGGGCCACCAGGTGCGACCATACCCGCCAGCATCGCACCGCCCATCTGAGCGCCTGGGCTTGCGCCTGACTCGCGCAGAGTGCCACCGGCAGCGCCTGCCGCACCAGCAGCGGCCACCTGCTGCGCTGGGTAGCGCGAGAGTAGGTTGAACACCTCGGACGGGATACCCGCTGCCTGGCCGCGCATCAGGTTGGCGTTTGCCAGGTTCTGCGCAACCACGCCAGCACCACGCGCTGATCCGACTGTGGACGTGCCTGCGCGGACGATGTCGCTCACCACGCGCTCTGTAGGGGTCGCCGGAGCCGGTAGCCCCATCTGGGTGGCAATGTTCTCAAACCCCTGCGACGCGGTTGGGACGTTGTAGCCCGTAGCGCGGTTGAACAGGCTCACCAGAGGGTCAACTGCCATAGTGCCTAAACCAACTCCCAGAGCGCCAATGGCAGCCCCTGGAGGGCCACCTACCATCCCACCCATTGCAGCACCCGTCATGGCCGGTAATGCTGCGCGGGAGGTGAGTCCAAGCTGACGCACCAGGTCCTGCGCTACGCTGCGCTGGGCTGGTGGCTTGGACATTTCTTCAGACTTTGCCACTTGGTAAGCCTGCGCAACAGTCTCAAACTCTGGCGTCCCACGCTTGTCTGCATTTTGGATAATCCATGCAGCATATTCATTTGCTGTAGCCATTATCTGCCTCCGCTAAGAATTCGATCAGCCTGGCTTCTTACATCAGTGCCACCGGTTGCTGGCGCTGTAGGCACATATGGCCGGTATGACTTCCCTGCGGCAGTCTTCATCGCCTCAGTAGCAACGCGACGCGCCGCTGCCTTCTGTGCAATGACGGCTGGACCGTCACCAATTTGCGGGAAGTACGTTCTAAATTCTGCATCCATCTCATCCTTACCGATAGCAGCGCCGGATTCCTTACGCAACTTTGCGCGTATCCAATCGTTAGCCGCCTGCTGGAATTGCTGAGTCTGTTCGCTTTGAACTCCACGCTGCGCCACGCCACCAACAAGCGGGATAGCGCCTGCAATGGCAGAACCCATTCCTGGTGCTGCCGCTACAGGCAGTGCGTCAATGATTTGGGTTACGCGCTCCATACGCTGCGCAAAACCGGCAGCGTTTTGCTCTGCCTCTGTGGGCTTGCCACCAGCAGCACCCTTCAGCGGTACACCGCCAGGGCCAGCAATTGGAATCACGGGCAGGCCAGGCACTTTCGGGACGTAGAACACGCCATCCTCGTTCTGCACGCGGTCATACGATCCACGCTGGAACTCTTGTAGGCTCAAATTCAGACGTTGACGGGCCATGCCAAGCTGTTCACGCTCCATTCCCAGCTTCGCCTTTTCGACTTCCTCAAAGCGTTTCTTATCAAGGTCAATACGCTCACGGTCATACCCCAACCGAGTGCCTTCCATTTCAATGCGCTTCTTCTCATTGTCAATGCGTGTCTGTTCGACTGCACTGATTCCAGTGCCAAACTTCTCGCCACCAACAAGTTCAGACTCGTTAATTGCCGTCATAACGCCATCGATGTTTTGCAGCACAACCTTACGCTTAGGTCCAAAACCTTGCAGCGTGGTGTAGTCGCCGTACTCATTTTGCTGAATAAGAATTGGCTTTCCATCAGGTCCAGTTACCTCAATGGGAGGGCCGCTGACCTTTGCGCGTACAGGCATCAGCTTCTGCGCCATGTCAAAGAACTTGCTGGCCTGCTCAGGATTGCGTGCGGCGTAGACGTCTGCCAGCTTCATGTACTGCTGCGCCTTCCACTCTTTTGGATCAACGCCTTCGGGCGCAGGCTGCGCCATGAAGTTAGCGACGTTAGTCTGCATATCCTTTGCGGCCTTCGCCTCATCCATCTTCTGCTTCATGCTCATGCTTTGCAGCAGATTCTGCTGCGCTGCCGTGTAGCCCTTCTGTCCAGCACCGTAAGCCTCACCAAGCGCCTGGCCGAGTCCTACTGGCGTCCGGCTTGGCCCTGATGCCGCAAGCAGTTGCATGGCTGCTGCCATTACGCCCTGGTTCTGTAGCTGCGCTCTTTGCTCTGGCGTCATGTACTCGTCCAGCGCGGATGCACCGCCAAACATATCACCCAGCAGACCGAGTGTGCGGCGTGGTGCTGCTTCTTGCGCTGCTGGTTCAGCTTGTGCTGCAGGCTCTGCTTGTGCTGCGACATCCTCTAGTGCAGCCATAGCACGATAGTTAGGATTGACCTGCCCCATCCTGTCTTCAACTACAACAGGCATCCTTGATGGTTGGATTTGCGGATCAAACCGCAGTCGCGGCATATCCATCCCAAGAATTCCCGCGCTAGGAGTGAAGTCTCCCATTTGGGTAGGAGCGAAAACTCCCATATTGTTGAGATATAAACTCTCAGGACCTTTTCCACGCGACATAAATCTAGTCGTTGGCCGGTAGTTCGGATTAAATCTTGTGGCTCCAACCCCACTACCAAGGTAATACTGGCTTCTTGGACCAAAGTCCATTGGTTCACCATAATAGAAATCTGACAGTGCTGCCATCTTGTTCCCCTTATCCACCAAATAGTCCGAGCAGACCGCCAAGCAAAGCGCCGGTCCCACCGTATTTTGCACCGCCCAATTGCTGACCAGCCAATGCACCACCAAAACCACCAGCAATTGGATTTGTGTAGTACGGTTGAGATTGCGTCATGCCGAGATTCGGTAGCTGGGTGCTGAGTCCACCAGTGGCAATCTGCAGCTTCTCCAGGCCGATGTTGCGCAGGGCATCCAACTGCGCCTGCTCCAACTGCTGACGCGCACCGCCTAGGCCCATCACCGCCTGGCCGCCGGAGATGTTCGCGCCCTTGGCGTACTGCGCCAACTGAGCAGCCTGGCCATAACCCGCAGCACGCATCTGCGCAGCGGTGTCAGCGGCCTGCTTGATGGCAGCGGCATTCGTGAGTGACTCCTGCACGCCCTGGCGTGATCCACCAAAGGCGCGTGCAGCGGTAGCTGCCTGCCGGTCTTGCAAGCGCCGAGTGTCCAGTGCCCCACCGACATCAGCCAATGCACGCTGCACCACCTCGTTTTCGTAGGGGTTCATAAACTGCTGTATGGACTCGCCAGTGAATGGTGTCAGCGCCTCGTTCGTGACTTGCTGCTCACCGGCCGTGTACAGAGGATTGAACCCTGCAAACTGCCGAACAGGTAATGCACCCGCTACGCTCTGAGCCTGCCCGACATTGCGGAGATAGGCCGCCTTCAGATCAGGGTCAATGGATGTGGTGCTTGTAGTGCTGCCGCCGCCTTTAGACATATCGTTTCTCCTTCACATTTCGAGCAAGCCGCGCAGCTTGCCCTTTGAAATCTTGCCCGAGTTGATAGCGTTCATCAACTCAATACCGTATTTTTTAACTGCCTTGTCGTTGATGACAAACTCGCCATCCTTAAGCGCAGCGTATCCATCATCAGGTCCCATTGGGTTTGGTCCTCCCAAGTGCTGCATGGTCACTTGACCGCCTTTGGCGTAGCCGCCATCTCCTCCAGCATCACGACTACCCCAGCCAGCATTGTCGCCAGAGTTGTCACCGCCATATCTACCGCCGCTATCTCCACCACCGCCCCTATCCATTCCAGAAAAATCAGTGCTATTTATGGCGTTCTGAACTGCTTGTGTATCTGGTGTGCTTGGTGGTGAAGAAATGCTGCCTCTATCCATTCCAGAAAAATCAGTGCTGTTTATGGCGTTTTGAACTGCTTGGGTGTCTGGAGTGCTAACAAACCCACCGCTAGGATTCAGTGCATTAAGCGCTTTTTGCATTGAAGTGCCAGCTAGTATTCCTTGAGTGTCAAGGCTAATGGTTGGATTGACACCCATCTTTTCTAGCCTGGAGTCGTACCATCCATCTTTGCCAAAATATTTAGCCGCGTTACCTAAAAGGGTAGCATTACCAAACAGGTCCTGCATCCCCAATGCAATCTTGCCCTCAGTCGGGTTTTGAGAGTAGTAAGCAGCACGCTCCGCTGGTGTCATCTGCGACCAGGCGCTTGGAGCCTCTGGCATACCGCGTCCACCACCACCGCCCATAGCTGGCTGCGCCATGATGTCAGCGTATCGATTCACGGGTGCAGCGGTTGGCGTGTACGCTGTAGCGTCATAGCCTCCGGTGTAGCCTGATTGGCCGCCGTAATAAGAGGATGGGATGCCGGTAAACGAAAACGGCTGCGACTGCGCGTATTGCGCCATGATCTCAGCGTAACGGTTTCTTGTCGCCATCTCACAACTCCTTGCTAAGAATATGCCACTTAGGTGCATATCCCTCATCTGCTAAAAACGTCCTTGCCCAACCCTTACGGCCAGCCAAGGTAACTCGCGTGCAACCAATCTGCTTACCCCAAGCCTCGATGTGTGGTCGCATCAGCTTGAGTTCATCTAGGTCGCCGCCAGCAAGAAAAAAGTGCAGATTCTTGAGTCGCGGGTAGACAATGATCTCAGTTATGACTGCGCTATTTGTCCCAGCCCATAGCTGGAACCGTCTTTCCTCTACACCCTGCGCAACATCTTGAAGAGTGTGGGTTCCTGCTGAGTATTCTAAGGCGGCTTCGATGTGTTGTGCCAACCTCCAGAAATCCTCCATTACCGTTTCCCTGCCGATGTAGCCTCCAGCCGCATCACGCCGACCCGCCAATCGTCCAGCACGTTGCCGGTGACCTTCATCTTGACTGACCGGCCTGAGAATCGGGTGTCGGTTGGGGCTTTCGCGCTGAACGGGCCGTAGCTTGACTCTGCCGATGTCGGATAAAGCCTGGCCGTGAATGAGATAGCGACCTCGCCCAGGCTCTGCTCGTCAGGAATCACCGACCTTACGGCCATGACGTTGTCGCCGTTACCTAGTTCAATCGGACCGGACTGCGCGTAGGGAGCCACCGAGTCGTAGGTGTAGCCGACCTCGTGGTCGTAGATGTACCCGTCGGTGCTGACAAATAGCGGGTTGGCGAATACGCCTCGGTCTGTTCCGGCGGTGCGAGCCATCATCCCGATAGCCCAGTGCCCCTCGCGGTAGTTGTAGGTGACATAGCTGTCATTCTCGGTGGAGGACAGCGACGGGTAGAACCAGGTCACCTCGCCATAGGTAGAGTTGTGGACGGCGTAGACCTTGGACGCCTGGGCGTAGTTGATATTGTTGAAGACGTAGTCCCCGACATCGCACTGCATTGGCTTGACGTACCCGTCGTATGACCAGAATCCCGACTGACTCATCCACATCGCGGATGTGTCGATGGCGGCAACAGCCTGCGCGGAGATGACGCCGCACCCGCTGCCCACCTTCTCGAAACTGTAGACGAATGGCAGGCCGATGTAGCTGGCAACGTGCGCGTCAACGTCTGTCAATAGGAGGTTGACGCCTCGCACGCGCTTGCCGCACCTTAGAGACCCTGGCGTCGCCAGTTCAAAGTCACCGGCCTGGTTGGTGGCCGCCGCCGTCCAAGTCGTATTGTTCTCCTGATCGCACCACTTCACCAGGCGCGGGTTACCCGACGCACCCAGGGCGAACATGATGCGCTCGCTGGTGACCATTACCGCAGCGCAGCTTGTTGGTGCGTTGGTGATTACAGCCGCAATAGTGGGAGTCGTGAAACCTAGCTGCCACTCGTAAATCTTGCCGTCTGTGCTGCTGCAGCCTACCAGGTACTCGCCCCAGGTGTCCAGGCTCCAGGTGGTGACAGGTACTAATCCGGTATCAGGACGTGCAGTCCCATAGGTTGAATCACCGTAGATTGAGTAACCGTAACCTGTTGTCCCTGTAGCGTCAGCGGAACCAGTGGTGAATCCTGATGGCGTGATGTCCTTGACTACTCCCAAAGCATTCATCGCGTACAGCTTTGATTGCGTACCCATGCCAGCCCAGCGGTTGGCGCTGTTATCACGCCAAGCAATGATGCCTCGGCACTTACCCGTCATGGCAGACGTGGACTTCACCCGCCACCCGCCAATGGGTCGCAGGGTATTCTCAAACCAGCGCACTAGGTTGGAGTCGTACCAGCGTCCGATTGCCTGGTACTCAGTGCCGTTGCGGTAAACGCCTGGGGGAATCTTGAGAGGAATGAGTGCCATGATTACACCGATAAGTTGGAGACAAACGACAGTGTAACTATGGCTGACGGTACTGCCGGTCTGGTGGGAGAAGTGCCTGCTGCATATTGCTCAATGCTTACTCCGACATCAGTAGGTCGCCACATTATTTCTACATAGTCGTTTGCGTTGAGGCTTAGAAAAAAGTTCATCGCGGCAATTGTGTGGAATGGATCACCAGCGCCTTTTCTTGGTGCGAACCCGAACCTTGAGTTTGACTTGTCTATGTTGGTTCCATTTTTTCTGAACCACACGTCAACGTCCTGGGATGCGTTTGTCGTGTTCGTAAATTGGATGCTGAACTGCACGTTGTAGATGCCAGACTGCGATACGTTCAGCCTCGATGAATTTGAGAGCGTGACGCCATTGCTGAAATCGGTTGTGTCAAACGTGATGGCGTAGGCCGTTGTGGTATTGGCCGCCACCTGGTCTGTGGAGTCCTGGAACGCGCCATATGGAGCGTTTAGGTACTTACCCCCACGCGGTCCAAATAACGCGCCCAGGGCGTTTGTGATGCGCTTGGCGTAGTTCCCGATGTTGCTGAGTGTCTGGCTGAAGAACAAGCGATCATATGTATCGCCAGGGTTGCCGAGATTCGGCTGCGCTGGCGTTGTGATCTGGCCGGTGTAGTCGCTCATACGTTCCGCTCAAAGTGCGGGCAGTCCACCAGGCTCTTGAAGTTTCCACCCCACCGGTTCTTAGGGTGCAGGCTCTCCCAGTACGCGCCAATCGGAGCCAGGATACCCTTGTCCCAGATGATTTTCCCGTCCTTGAAGAAGTTGAGGTCGGCAGCGCAACGCTTCAGGTGGATGCTGTTCATGGTCTTAGACCGGCCCGTCTTGAAGTAGATGGCCTGCTGCTCCGGTGTACGCGCCAACTCGCCACCAGTGACCATGAAACCTTCGTTGGTGGCGTACTGCACCAGCTTGCAGAAGTCCAGCAGGAATGCTGCTTGTTCAGTGCTTAGGCTCATTTTGAACTCCTCATCTCTGCCAGTTTTTCAACAGTGCGACCACCAAAGTAAGCGCCCATGATTAGCATTCCCCAGTTACCCAGCAGGGTCACATAGGACTCGTTGGCGTTGTACCCAAAGGCCGACATCATGGCAAACAGGAAATAGCCCATGAAGATGGCAATTAGCGACATTGGCCGGATGTTCTTTGAGAGCCATGAATCAGAGTTCATGTCTGCCTGCCAGCGGTCTGTGACGTTCTCCGCATCAGACTGTGCAGCTTTAGCCAGCATCTCCATCTCAGCCAGTTCCATCTTGGCCTTCTCGATGCCCAACTCAATCAGGCGCTCTTCATGCTTGAACTGCAAGTCTCGCAGCTTCTCAACATCAGCCGGTGTCGGGTTGTCGGGTATCTTGATGCCAAGCGTGTTCTCAACCACCTCCTTACCCTTGGCCTGGATAGCGGAAGAAAGCAGCCCCAGGCCGCTTTCCGCAAGAGTACCGAGTAGTGCGCCGATGATTGGAATCATGAGAAACCTCTGTTAGTGATAACTTGAAACGTGACGCTGATCAGTGGGACAACGATAGCGGATGCACCGGAAATCCAGAGTGTGTTCATAATGATTGCCACCTTCGCTTCCTTGTCCTTTTGCTTGCGTTCTGAATCTTCTCTTTCCATCGTGTTGCGCTCCTTGATCATTCTGGTGCGCTCTGCCATCATCTCTTCCCAAACCGGAGCATTCCCCGAGTAGAAGAGTATGTCCTTCAGTTCCTTCTCGTGCTCTCGCAGCGCCTTAGATGCCAGTGCGATCTGGAGAGCCTGGGCGCTGATCTGTGCATCTGTCTTTCCTATGCTCGCAATCCTGGCTTTGCTGCTCGCTAGGTGAACTGTATCCGCTGCTTGATAAAAACCGCTGAATTCTTTGTATAGGCCGTGGATGTCTTTACCAAGAGCAATGGCTTTTTTATGCCAGCGACAGCAGCTTGTGCCATAGCGAATGCGGTGAACGGGTCCATTACTTCTTGTTCACTACCGCCCAGCGGCAGATGCGTCCATCTTTGTCCATAAACTCATTTGCTCTAAGCATCTTGTCCTCATCTTTCTTAGGGATACGACAAACCAAAACCGTCTTTGTCTCAGTGTTAGGCCAGGGGCTTTCCGCTGAGACCACCTGGTCAATCACTTATCAACCTTGCTGTCTAACCGGTCAAATAAACGCTCTAAGGTTGCGTCGATCTTGTCCAGGCGGCTCTCAATGTCTGTCTTGCTGACGTAATTTTTGGGCAAGTCAATCTCAATCTGCTTGATGTCTTCCTTCAGCGCCTTGACGGAGTCCCATATCTCTTTGCACCACCAGCCAACGGCGACCAGGATTGCGCCGCCGATGAAGTTGAACATTGGCTGGAATTCCATTATTTAGCCTCCAGCGCCACCACACGGGCTGTCAGGGAAGTGATGAGGGCTTGCTGTTCTTGCAAAGCCGCGGTCAGAGTTGCGACCAAGAAACTGGTGTCAATGCCTTGGTAGACAGGATTGCCGTTAGCGTCTACAGCGTCTTTTTCACCAGTAACGCAACCAGGTATAACTTCATCAAGTTCATGGGCAATAAAACCTTGCCCATCTGAGCCGTCTACATTCCACTTGTAAGTGCAGGGCTTGAGCAAAGCTACTTTTTCCAATGCGCCTGTCATAGGAGCAATGGTGTTCTTTAAGCGGTAATCAGAAGATACGTTATATGATGTTAAAGAACCGCTAGTAGAAATTGAACCTACTGTGCCGTTTGGGTTTTTAATAATAATTTGACTAACAGCACCAGTAGATGTGCTTTCAACACTTAATGCTGGTTGAGCACCATATATTTGCACATACGAACTTGTTGTGTTGCTTGTTTGGTTAACTAACAAAAATCCGCTGGAGTCAATACGTATAGCCTCCGCACCGCCTTTAGTAAAAGCAATGGTGTCAGCAGCAGGGAAAAAGATGCCTGTGTTGGTGTCGCCTGATGTAGTGATTGCAGGAAGTGCTGCTGTACCCGCTTGAACCGTTGTAACTCCAGTAGCAGACAGCGTAGTAAATGAGCCAGTAGAAGGTGTAGTAGCGCCTACAGTGCCGTTCATTACCGCACCCGTTAGCGTCTTGTTTGTCAGCGTGTCGGTAGTCGCCTTGCCAACCAGGGTATCTGTAGCCGCTGGCAGCGTGAGAACTGTAATGCCAGCCACCGCAGTCGCCTGCACTGTGGTTGTTCCTGAAGTTGACCCTGCAAACTTAGTCGTACCAGCAAGCGTGATTGTCTTGCCAGTGCCAATGTTCAAACCTACGCTGGTTCCGGTTCCAGCCGCAGCAAAGATGGCGTCAACCGAGTCCAAGTCGGTGTTGATCTTGGTTCCCCAAGTGTCGGTGCTGGCTCCTACCTCGGGTTTGGTAAGCAGTAGGTTTGTGGTGGTGGTATCAGCCATGATTTACCTCATTGGGTTGTCCAACTCTTAGACGTTGCGCCTAATGGTGTCCAGGGGTTGGTGTTGTCGGAAATTATAGTCCAGCTATCCGTATTTGGAGACTGCACAGTCCATGTGGTGGTTGATGTTCCAGAGTCTGTCCAGGTGTCTGGATTGATTGGCTCCGGCTCCCACTTGAGTCGTTGCGTGATGAAATCCAGTGCGCTTGCAGCCTCGGCAATTGACACAACAAAATCCAAACCAGGTAGATAGTCATCTAGCGCCGATCCTGATTCGGAGATGCTGGCTACAAAGATTCCGATATTGCTATACGCATCTGTAGCGGCCAAAGACTCAGCGACATCCACCAGGAATGTCGCGGTCATCGTTGACGAATCTGATGCCGTTACAGATTCAGAGTTAAACACCTGGTAGGTGAACGTCGGGAATATTGACTCTGTCGCAGTCAGCGCCTCCGCAACAGCGACAGACATGGTCAACGCGCCTGCGTTTGCGTCTGACGCTGTGAGTGACTCGGATACGGCCGCAACGGCTTCTAAGATGTTGGTGATTGCATCCGATACGCTCAGTGTCTCAGACACTTGAACCGGTATCGTCAAGATGCAGACTTGCGCGTCTGCTGCGCTGGCACTCTCAGATACCAGCGCCAAGAATACGATAGTGCTGCTAAGTGAGTCGGATGCCGTTACAGACTCGCTGGCAAATGCGACTGCAACCAGGCTGGTATCTATTGCGTCAGACGCAGACCCTGACTCTGAGATGCTTGCCACCATCGTGGCAATGTTGGTGAGAACGTCAGACGCCGACAGGGTTTCAGCTATGGTCAGGCCAAGCGTTGTAGTTGCTGACTCGGTGTCTGCCGCTGACCCTGATTCAGATAAAGACTTATCGTACCCAAAGCCGCCAATCAGGGACTCGTAGCCGCCAATCCCATATAAACCAGACCCATAGAAGTTGCCGCCATAGCCACCAGAGAAAGCGTAAACAGAGTACGAATTCCCTGGTGCGCTAAATGGTGTACCAAATGGTGCAAGACCAAACATGGTTAATCAGCCGGTGCAGGCGTGTTGCTTTCAGCTAACGCAGCTTCATACGCAGCGAGTTCCTCGCCTTCCAGTTCAATTTCTTTGACCTCGCCGGTCTGGACGTTCACTTCAATTCGTGTAGGCATAAATTTACTCGTACAGGATGTTAATAGTGCCAGCGTCAAAGGTATTGACTCCGCTTCTTGTTAAACGAACAGCCGTTAAAGTACCCGAAAGCGCAACTGAACTATTTGTAAAAGTAATAGCTACTGTACTGGCAAAGCCTGAATAAGTTGCCACCCATGTATTCGTTGACGAATCCAAAAGCATAATATTCATTATGCCTATGTTTACATTGGCGGCAGTTGCATTTCTAATTACAAACCCGTTTCCAGGTTGTTCCGCAGTAGAGCCAGGAACCGTAGTAACCACTTGCGCTCCACCCAAATAACCAGAAGTTACATAGGTCGGTGTGCCACCATACCCAAGCTGCACCAAGGGGTTGTTTGTCCCAGATAGTGATACCCCATTAAACATCACAGTAATTCTCTTTACCCAGCTTGGCAGGCTTGTGAAGTCTACGGTTGACTGGTTTGTCAGAGTTACCGCTGTACCAGAAAAAATCGTACCGCCCTCAATCGTCTTGTTTGTCAGCGTCTGAGTGCCAGTAAGCAATACCGCTTGGCTTGCTGGGTACGTCACAAATACGTTTTTGCTTCCCGCTGGAAAGTTTACCAAGCTGTTGGAGTTGCTCGACTCTATTACTGTTGTCCTGGCAAGCGTTGTGCCAGATGCGGTATATGTGCCTAATCCAGTTTCCCAATTCGTTCCATCAGTGATGCAGTAATAGGTCGTGTTCCCATTACCTATGGCTGCAAAAGACTGATAACCCAGACTAGCACCGGCAAGCGTTACAGTTCCAGTACCCGTGGTGGTAGTGGTTTCCTGTACGCGATCATCAAGGACTAGAGCCATTAAAGACTCCTATAGGTCAGCTTGC